AAATTATAAAACTGTCCGTACTAAATACGGTATAAGCTAATAGATAAATAACTAAAAAGATATACACAAAATGATGAAAGTTAGAATTCAACCTGTAACTGGTTTTGGTAAAACTGCTGTTTTTGCAGGAATTCGCCTAATGCATTACGATCTTGCTTCAAAGAACGCATCTTGCACATTTAACCTTTATGAGGAAGAAGGCGAATACTTCACAACAAAAGTAGTTAACTTAACCGCTGAAGAGCTTGAAAATTGGGGTACCGATGATATGGTTCTAATTGATGCAATTCTTGATAAAGAAGGTTTTGTTCGCGATACCAACTGGGTTCAGCCAACTACGACTCTACCTGAATTGACTACAACGACAACTGCTGCGCCAGTGCCAGCCGAAGAGCCTACGACAACTACGACGACTGAAGCTCCTGGTGAATAATTACCAAACCTATGAAATTCTAAAAGACCCCAATTGGGGTCTTTTTTTTTGAAACTTTTTCCAAAAAATCTAGTATAAGACCATAAAGCTTTTACGTAATATGCAATCACAAAAAATCAAGTTATTTGAGTTTTACAATCTGGATGTTGACCTAAACGGACGCGTTAATCAGCAAACTGGCCAAAAGATCGCAACTGGTATCTTGGACGAAAAGGTATCTCTTGTTGCAAAATATTGGTTAACTCAATTAGCAAACACAGTTAAGGCAGAAGTTGCTTTACTTGATGCTCAAAGAGATGAGCTAATTAAAAAATACGGAACTGAAGACGGCGACGGTGGAGTCTCATTAGCACCATCAATCGTTGAGAAAGATGAGAGCGGAGTTGAAATTCGCAAGCCAAATCCAAAGTTTCTAGAATTCAACCAAGAATTCAATGAACTACTCTCAGTTGAAAAGGAGGTTAGTTATGCTCCGATCAAGCTTAGCGATCTAGCAAACATTGAGAGTGAGAATAACTATGCAACTCTATTTAAGTTCATCGAAGCTTAAATCTACCTATACACGCAAGAGATGCCAGCACTTAGCTGGCATTTTTTGTTAAACGAGATTCGCAAATAGATAACTTTATATGATACTTAACGCACGACAAAATGGCTTTATGGTACAACTGCCAGCAGACTTCTTTAATGAAGCTGTGCAGAAGAAGTATGAAAAATACTATCGCAGTCTACTGCTACCATACGATAATCTTGATGACTTTATGACATCGACAATTCAGGGGATTAATTTTCCTGGCTTTAAGAGCACGCTCTTGACACAGGTCAATCCGCTTGGTAAAATTCAAGAAAGACAGAGTGCAAAGCCAATCGAAGATCAATTTGAAAGATCTTTGACCTTGACTTTTAAATTGTCAGATGCCTTCCTAAACTACTTTATCTTTTTGGATAATTCTCTCAACTATTTGAGTCCACTCAATGTAACCAAGGAAAATACTCAAAACAGCTTGGGTATCGCACAATCCAAAGCAGTAGTCAATCAAAACCACCCATTCTTTAAGCCTATTAGGTTAACTTTACTAAACAACGAAGGTTACGCAGTTGCATCAATCGTGCTTAATCGCCCAATGTTAACCAGCCTTAGTGAAATGAAACTGTCTTATAGTTCAAACACGCCACAGTTTCAAACGTTTACTGCAACATTCCAATACTACAATTTTGATTTAGATTTGGACTTTAGTTAAGTATTCTGATCAGTCCAGTCACTCTTCAGGACACCTCCGTTGGGATCTTTGTGTGCAACTAATATCTTATCCATTACGTTAGCACGATTCCTTGTCGAGGTCTTTTCGAAGCTTGGGAAGTAGGTCTCAATATTTAGTGACAGTGTCAAATTGATTTTATTGTTGTCAGTATACGTGAATTTATACTGCTTATCAAATGACTCGCTTTCCGGAAATTGAATCTGTGCAGGAATTCGGACGCCTTTATACTGGAAATAAACCACTCGATTTGAATAGTTGAGGTCCATTAGCGATTCTGCAACTTTGAAGGTCTTATTGAGATTATCAACAATAACTTTAACATCAAATTTTACCTGTAGTGGTAGAGAATAGAGTAGAGCACTCTTGGCTTCATACGTGATTTCGCCAGCCGCATTAGTTCCATCTTCTGCAAAGTTACCTCTAACGAATTTATTTGTAATATCTCCAGACTTTACCTGAAAAGAGCTTAGTGTCACAATACCTCTGGGCACAATATCATAAGTGCCTTCCGCAACAGGTACTCGACAATTATCCGGTAGTCCAACATAAAAGTCTTTTAGAAAGCCTTCATCTGTACCGTAATTATAGAAAAATGGCACGGCATAGCTCTGTACAACGTTATTACGAGCCAGGTCAATTTGAGTTTCGCCGTTTAGTAAGTCTAGGACAGCAATCGCGAGATTTCGGAGAAAGATGTCGTCTGTGTTAAGATTCCTCATATAGTCTATTTATCGACAAATCGAATCGGCGATTGAAACTGAGAATGGGCTAAATGGTTTCCAGCGAGCTTTAAAACCCATGCTTTCAGTATAACCGAGCGCGGCTCGTAAAATTGAATTGCTCTTGTATCGAGGATCGTCATTAAGATCAAGATCGACATAATTGACCTTGATGTTACACTCCTCCTTTAAAAACTTAGCTGCATCAACGGATGAAGTTACTTCAAGCCACAGTCTGGTGAAGCGATCCACAATGATTGGAATTGCACTTTTATTATAGAGCACATGCGCCCCATTATTGCCATAGTGAATAACGATAACTGTTGCAAGGCGAGTTTCAGTTATTGTATTATGAGAATCTGAGCCAACGTAGATCTTTACGTCCTTGTGCGTAGCTATTTGCTCTCGAATATAATCTCCGAGATCTGTAACTACTGAATGATCGCCCAATTTTCTAAATACATCCAACATACTAAAGTTATACTCCCTATTCTGGTATAGTTTAGTTTAAAAAAAGACTGCGTTATAGCAAATAGCCATAACGCAGTCGGAGTGGAGGTGAGGGGAGTCGAACCCCTGTCCGTTTAGCCTTTCGATAGGCCCTCATTCACACGCTTAGTCACATTATTCTAATCTGACGAACTATTCAACTATAGGTCAGCTGATCAACCATGCTGGCCCAGTTAAGGATGAGCCGACTCCCTTTTGATGGTCTTCTGTTCCTAGGCTTCCATCGGCCCGCCTTGGTTAGGCCGCTACTGCGTACTCAACCTCGGTTGCAGGAGCACCAACGAACCCGTTGATTACATCCCAAATAGAAGTGTTGCCACTTATCGTTTCGATACGTTTTTACGAGTCTTAGCATCATCCTCGGCGTGCGAGCATACCGGAACAACTCACGTCAATTCCAAGCACCCCCATATAATAGCTATTATACTAAATCTATTTATAGTAGGTTTCCTATTCGCATTCTTTTTAGGCTGGCTGATAAATAATCAAAAAGAAGCCCATTAATGGCAGAATTGTCTAGTCAAAATTCGAATTACAAGTTATTTACAAGTCTTCGAATTAACATCCGTGATATTCTATCAGAAACTCTACAGTTTCTGCAAGATCGTTTTAAACAGAGTAGATCAGTTTTTACTGCAGCTTCTCCATATGGTCAGCTCCTGATTGTATTTGAGAACCTAAGTCAACTGATTTTCTACTACATTGAGGATGCGATTACTGAATTAAACTTAAATGAGGCTTCTAGAGCGAGCTCAATCTATTCGCTTGCCGCAATCGCCGGCCACAACCCAAGCCGTGCAATTGGTGCAACTGCTCAAGTTAGAGTAGTTAGAAAACCAAATCTAAATGCCGCTGAATTGCCAGCATCAAAAGCAATCTTAAATAACTTATTTAGATTAAAGTGTACACAAAACGGTTTAATCTACGTAATGGAGCTGCCACAAGACGAAATCAGATTAGCCTTAACTGGCGAAACTGGAGAAAATGTGTTTAGCTTAAGACAGGGAATTATTGAGAGTCAAACTTTTACCGCAAAGGGTCAAGCCTTCGATTCGTTTCAGTTAGGTTATCCCAACAACTTCTATATTGATAACTTTATGATTAATATTTATGTCAATGGAGAAAAGTGGACAAAATATGAATCGCTGCTAGATATTCCAAGAAATGGTAAAGGCTTCCTGTGCAGAACTGGTATTACAAACGGAGTTGATCTCTATTTCGGCAATGGCAATTTTGGACTAATTCCAGATGCTGGTTCCGAAATTATCGTTGAGTACTTAACAACTGATGGCAGTTCAGGCAACATTAAAGTTGACGATCCTAGTCAAATTCAGTTTACTTTCCAGGACACAGCATTTGCACCAACCGGCGAAGACATTAATATGAATGACTACTTTGATATTTTCACAGTTTCTCCTCCGAATTTTGGAGTTGATCCCGAAAATCTTGAGTTGACTAAATTGATTGCACCAAAAGCGAGCAAAAACTTTGCACTGGTTAACGTTGACAACTATGAAGTGCTGCTTAGAAAAATGCAGATGTTTTCAACGATTAAAGTTTATCTGCCGCAAGACGCAAACGGCACAATCCTGGACAGCCGTATGATCAATTTATTCTTGGTACCAAATGTTGCCAAACTATTCAAGAGCGGCGAAGACTACTTCAACCTACCGACTTCTAAATTTAAGTTAAGTCAATTCCAAAAGAACGAGCTCCTAAAATACATTGAGCGGTCAGGTACAAAGATGATTTCAACAGATATTCAAATCGTTGATCCAACCATTTCAAAATATGTGATATTTGTAAGTATCATTGCATTCGATGATATTGCACCAGAAATTGTTAAATCCGATATCGTCGACGTACTCGGTAAATACTTTATCGATCTTAAGCGTCAGGACCGTGTACCAAAGAGCGATCTAATTAAGGTAATCGAAGGAGTTAACGGAGTTGATTCAGTTAATATCAGTATCCTTAGCGAAAAGAATGAAATTTCACTCAAAGCGGATCCGACTGCCTCGCCGATCGGATTAGATGAATTTAACGATATTATTATTGGACTGGATGAATTTCCAGTTATTCGTGGCGGTTGGTCTGACAGCAAAGGTAATACTTATGCAGAAGGCCTATCTGACACCAAGCTTGGAGCTCTCAATATTCAAATCAAAAAGAGAGTACCTAGAAAAAGCATCACTTCATATAACTTAAATTAATTACTATGATAAGAAACTCAATATATTGGACGGCGTATAATAGAAAGGATAAAAGATTACATCTAGGCTATTACTATAAAGGTAATATCTTAAAAAAGACCCTTTCTAACCAGATGTTTGGCGCAACGCCGGTACTTGACGGAGTTCTAAGTCGACTTGAACGTTTCATTTATGAACACATAGAAGCAGTTAAGCAGATTAAGATTTTCGCAAATCCGGCTCTGGATAAGAACGAAAATCGCTTAAACTAATTTTATGGCAGGACAAGTTTTTTCTAAAGAAAAGAAGGCTCAAATCAAGAGTGAATTAGAAGATTTACTCAGCTCATATTCAGGCAATCCAAACGCCGCTCACGAAGACATTGTTGATGATCAGCTACATGAAATTCAACAGGCACCGCCGATTGATTTTGCTGAGATGAATGCAAAGTTTGAATCTCAAGCTAAGTCAATAACCGACTCATTATTTAAATTCTATGTTGATCTTGGTGTAATTGATCGCCACGAGTATTTCAAACATAAGCAGGCACTCGATAATGCCAATATCTCAAATATCTTTTTTCAACTCAATACGATTAAGATGGCAATTGAAAAGATTGCCGAAGAGATCAATCAGGGTAACACTCACCCAAGACTGTTTGAGGTCTTTGGGCAATTACAGGATAAGTTATCAGCTGTTGTTAAAACTCAAGCCAATTATCTGCTCTTCTTAGAAGACACATATAAAAAGGCAAAACAGGAAGTTGAACTTAAAGAAGGCGGCACTCAAGGTAATGGTACTGCTCAACTTGGCAATGGCCGTGCCCAATCCGGTGAATACTTTGTTACAGCCGGCACAAAAAATTTAGTCAAAGCAATAGACGTCGAACCGCTCGAAATAGAAGAGCATGAAGTTCGACACCTAACTCACCCAGCTAAAAAGATACAGGTGATGCAGGAAAGAGGCCTCGACAATTTAATCTCTGCTGAAAGCGAAGAGGACGAGACCTTGTCTACTGATGACATCGACGATTTAATATGAGAGATTTCATAACTTCGTCTGGTGGTTCAACCAGAACCAAAGTCTCAAATTTGGACGATGGCGCTGGGTCAAATGCAATTTGGACCTCAGAGAAGGTTAATAAACTATTGGAAGATTTTGAGAATGGACTAATTGACATTAAAACTGTCAAAAACTCGCCATTTAAAGATAACGATCCAGCTTGGAAAAAGGCTAACCTCGTTTTTGAGTACACGCCTGAAGAGATGGACGAAATTGCAAAGTGTAAGGCTGATCCAGTCTACTTTGCAAACAAATACTGTCAAGTCATGACCGAAAATGGCATTGACATTATTGAACTAAGAGACTATCAGGAAGAAATTATCGGTTCTTTCAAGGCCAATCGATTCAATATCCTAATGGCATCTCGTCAGATTGGTAAAACTGTAATGTCCGGAGTATTCATTGCCTGGTTCCTAACTTTCCATGCAGATAAAAACGTGTTGGCAGTTGCTAACGTTGCATCAACAACAAAAGAGGTTGTCGATAAGATCAAATCAATTTTTGAAAACTTGCCGTTCTTCCTCAAGCCAGGCTGTGTATCAAATAACGTCTTGTCAATGAAGTTCGATAATGGCTGTCGTTTGATTGGTAGAACTACCACCAAAAATACAGGTATTGGTTTTACAATTCACCTGCTCTATATTGACGAGTTTGCTCACATCAATCCAGCATATTTAGATTTCTTTTATCGAGCGATCTATCCGACTATTTCATCGATGTCAAATTCAAAAGTCATCATAACCTCGACACCAAACGGAATGAACCGTTTCTATGAAATTTACATGGATGCAGTTGAGGGCAAAAATGCTTATGTGCCATTGCGTGTGGACTGGTGGCAAGTACCAGGTAGAGATGATGAATGGAAGAAGATGACAATTGCAAACTTGGGTTCAGAGGAAGACTTTAACCAGGAATATGGTCTACAATTCTTCTCTTCTGATAAGTTATTGCTATCATCAAAGGATCTTAAAAAGATATTCAATCTAAGGACCCAATACGTTCAACCTGAATGGTGCCAGGATCCCTCAGTTAATGAGTTGTTTGATGAGTTTATGGCACATCCTAACTTTGCAAAGCTCACACCAGATGATATTAGAAATGATGGTAATTATTATATCTTTTCAGTTGATACGGCAGACGGCGTGGGTAAAGACTATTCAGTAATAAATGTCTTTAAATTCACCACATTACCGATTAAAATGTTAATGGGCGTGAAGGACTTTGTGAAAGATGAAACAGACATATTTGGCCTCATTCAAGTAGCGGCTCTTCGAACCAATACTAAGGACATTAATGAGTTCTGTAATTCACTTGAAAAATTAACGTATTCGGTGTTTAATCCAGATAAAGTTAGACTCTTGATTGAGTTAAACCACAAAGGCGAATATGTATTAGATCGAATCACAAATACCGAGCAATATTGGCCTGGTCAGTTAATTCATTCTAAGCATACTGAAGCAATGAAAGGTTTTAAACCTGGACTAAAGCTAACTATAACTAACAAATCAAAGTATTGTGAGCGCTACAAATACATTTCTGGCACAAACCGAATTCTACCGAACGAATTCCGAACAGTCCATGAACTGGGCTCATTCGGTAAATCGACTAACGGTACTTATCGCAGCCAGAGCGGTAATGACGACTTGGCAATAACTTGCGTAAACACCTCAGCCTTCTTTGAATCACCTAACTTTTGGGAAATTGCAAACGAAGAATTGGAGAGAGTAGATCCGGCTTTTTTGAAAGAAGTTCACGAAAAAATACTAGATCAAGCATATTTGACGTTGGATACAGGCTTTGATTTTGGCGAGCTGCGAGCACTAAACTCCACACCATCGGTTGGGCAGCCTAAAGTTAAAACTGCATTAGATCCAGATTCAGTTTCTGAGTATAAGAGAATGTTGGGATATTTTTACGGAAATTCATAAACCGCGAATGAAGTTTGATTTAGTTGACGATAAAATCAGAATTTTTAATACTCTAATACTTGGTATTGAAACTGCTATTGAGCAAAAATCCGCTAGACTTTTTATAAAAGACATAGTCGTTCTTGGCGATAAATTAGATGTCGTCGTAGAACGGGCCGATTGGCCATTCACCTTGAAAAAGGCTCAGGACTTTTTTGAGAGCCTTGAAAATTATGAGAAGTGCGCAAAGTGCAAAACTCTCTCAGATTACCTAAAAAATAACGACTTAAATATCGATGCCGACTAGACCAAAGAAACAACCGCCAAGACGTAATTCAAAAACGCTCGAACTATCACAATCTGACCTGAGACAGGTCGTTCTAAATGAAAGCCAAAAGCAATATTTTGATACAATTCTAAATAGTGAAATTGCCTTTTGTTTTGGCCCAGCTGGCACCAGTAAAACATTCACCGCGTGTTATGCGGCTCTACGACTGTATTTGAGCGGATCAATCTCAAAAATTATCCTGTCCAAGCCTATCCAAGAATCTGGCGAAAAGCTCGGTTTTTTACCTGGAGAAATTAAGGATAAAATTGATCCATTTATGGAAAGTTATCGCTCGAATATGGTAAAATTATTACATGACGAAAACGTCGTTGACTGGTTAGAAGGAACCGGTATCATAGAATTTAGACCATTAGCGTACATGAGAGGTGCAACTTTTGATAATGCCTTTATGATTTTAGACGAGGCTCAGAATGCTGATTTTAAGCAACTGATGCTCTTTTTGACTAGACTGGGTAAGGACTCTAAAGTTCTCATTTGTGGCGATGTCAGCCAATATGATATTTCAAAAAATAAGGTAGCTTTACCTGATTTTATCAAACTTGTTTCCGGAGTAAAAGGCGTTGGAGTTCACCAATTTAAGGATTCCGATATTGTTCGAAATAAAATTTTAGTTGAAATCACCGAAAGATATGAACAATGGAAAAATGAGAATCCAAATCATACATTTCTTAGGTAAATTAACTAAATGAGCACTTACGACCAATTAAACCGCCAATTAAATGATGAGATGCAGTCGCTTGCTGAGAAAATCAAAAGCGGCGATTACTCCGAGAGAGATAGAAATAGACTAGCGTCAATCATGTACCCGAAGTTAAAGTACTTTATTTGGAAGTTCTTTAACGATACTGAACCTACTGAAGAGGTTCTGCACAACACACTGTACAAAATATTCAAGAGCATTGAATCATACAGTGATAAATTTAGATTTACTACGTGGATCTATACGATTGCCAAGAACGAGTCCCTGTTGCATCAGCACAAAATGAGAACTCAATTTGCAGTCAGATTGGATGACGTTGAAAATAAAGTAGATCGACCGGACGACTCAGGCTTTGTCCTAGAAAAGGAAACTTACATTGAATCTCTCTATGTTGAGACTCTACGTATGATGACCACTCTACCTGACTGTATTGAAAAGTCAATCCTAATTGACAAAGAACTCAATCACATGAAAGGTAATGATCTGGCTGAAAAATACGATATGAATCTGAACACTGTCAAGACTAAAATTCGTAAGGCCAGAAAAATGCTTAGAGATCAAGTCCTAGAAAAGAATCCAGAATTCAAGGACAGACTAAAAGAATTTCTATAATAATGCTGAATTCGATATTAGATTTCTTAAATCCAGTTTCATTTTGGAAAAATGTAAGTCAATGCTATAAAGACGTAATAAACTATCGTTTCTATCGCAAGACTATTACTAAATTAACAGCAGATGGCTCCCTTAAAGAAAAGGGCATGCGAGCCGATACTCTCAAACGAGTATATTTTGTCATAAATCTATTGCCAGAAACTCTACTCGCAGGGTCAGACGTTGAGCTGTTAGAACGAAGCCGAGTTACTGAAGCGATTGCTGAACGAAATCAAGTCTTTATGAAAGACGGCCTTCTTGAGATAATTGAAGCTGATTATCGTCGAATCAAAACTGCTGAATATTATGCGTATTTAGTGTGGATCAAGTACCGCTGGGAGTCAAAAATTTCAACCTGGCTCAAGACCATTTTGTGGATTTCATTGCTGGTAACAATCGCGGTGAACTATCAAATTGGAGTAACTGCTGCCAAGTCTATCTGGATGTGGTACCAGCAGATAAATAACTAAAAATTTTTAAGTGATGCAATTCATTGAAAAATATTTTAAGCAGATTGTACTAGGTTTTCTTTTTATCCTGTTTGTTCAACAGTGCAGTGTATCTAGAAAAGCGGACAATGCTTATAAGCAAGCCAAATTATCAACTGCAACAGTTGATTCGTTAGTTAAAGCTGGCCCAGTAACTGCTGAGCAAGTTAAACACATCAGTCAGCAGACAATGTTTGAGTTTTTGATTTACGAAGAGGACGTCGATAAGGGTAAAACAAGTCTATCTGATATCAAAAATAAGATAGAGACTAAATGACCCTTGACCGCAACAAAGCGGTGAACGTCTTTATTATCGGAACCTTTGTTACTCTCTATTTTCTAGTTTCGATTATCTCGACGATTCACGTAATAGATTTCTTTAAGATGTCCAACCCGACCTGGTTGGCCGTTAGCTTGGCAATTGCCTTTGAAATAGGAGCAGCAGCCTCTTTAGCATCAATCATTGCGCTAGAGAAAATGAATAAGACTATTGTTTGGTTGCTATTCATTATCTTAACAGCAATGCAGGCAATGGGTAATACCTATTATGCTTATACTCACCTTGAAAATTTCCAAGGTTGGATTGAGCTGTTTGGCCTAAACGAAGAGGAGCTAATCTATCAAAAACGAATGTTGTCGATCGTGTCTGGTGCAATCCTACCAATCGTAGCGCTAGGCTTCATCAAATCGTTAGTTGATTACATAAAGCCTGAACCAAAAGTTTTGGAAGAGCCCATTATAGATAATAAAAAGGAGCCTGTCCAAACCACAAAGAAGGTAAATCCGGATGAGATTTTATCTAGGGGCGGCCGGGTTTAAAAAAGTAGCCGGCAAGAATGTACATTAAATACGTAGATGATCCAGTTAAAAGACGCGTAAACTCCGCATTTGGCAGTTTGTGTGACGGAGACCCTATTAAGAATACTCTAAAATTGGTTGATGGCTGTTTCTCGATATTCGAAAGAGAAAAATTGCTTGCCTCTTTTTGCGAATTCAAACACCTAAGTTTTCCAGTTGATGGCTTTTCGCTAATTGATCTATCAGTTTGTGCAAATTCAACTGAAACTCTGTTTGATAATAATCTACAATCAATTGCGGCAGTTAATGGAGAATATCCACTAGACGCCGATGAAACCTACGTTAGAGGAATCTTATTAGCAATAATCTATCCAGCAAGCAATGCGATTGAAGCTACTACTTATTCTTCAAATTTAACGATATTCGATAGACCTGCAACTGGTTCGTTTGTTCTACCAGTTGGCGAAATGTTCTCTCATTTTGCAAATGCCGATGCCGATGATGCTCGTCAATTGCTAAATAAAGTTACGATAACTAATCCGAATGCAGATTACAGCATTCGAGTTAAAGGTTTATTAATCTCGTCGAAAACAAATCCAGATCCAAATAGTTTTTGCTAATGGGACCAGTTTTAACATATAGTCAGCGTCAAAATGCAATGTCAGGCTTACCGTTTTATGGTAAGGGCGATTTTAATTTCGTTGCGTCAAGGGGTAATTTTACGCCAGGTATTGCAATTAAGATTTTACCACTAGCTGATTTATCTAAACCCAATACTGACGTTGAACCTTCTGATTTCGAAAAAGAAGTAAAGGCGTTAACTAGTCAATTTAAAGCAGGCGGCCGAATTAAGGGAGTTAAAGTTAATTCTGTCCATACCGATAAAAATCCAAAAGCAATTGTCGGTAAATTTGATTCATTTAAGGTTGATAAAAATACTAAAACAATTAGAGCATTTATCACCGATCCAAACACTCTAGAAAAGCACGAAGTTTATCCAGAGACACTAATTAGGCTAAACGAGTCAGTCCAGCACAATACAGCTAAAGCAAAAACTTTCTTGGAATTTTTAATATAAAATTCTAAAAAAGTCAACAATATGAGCGAAAATACTGGTTATATTCCAGAAGATGCTCAATCCTTCCTCGAACAAACTGATAGAGCGTACGGTAAGAATACGGTGGAGTCTGAAAAGCCCGCTAATTCTTTAGGTACTGCAGCTATTGCCGAGCAACCGATTGCATCAACTATTTCTGGAGCAAATGATTCATTTTGGAAGAATATTCCAATTCAAAACCTGCCTTCTGGCGGAATTTTTTATCCAGACGACACAGAAATTACAGTTAGAGCAGCATCAGTTGGCGAAATTAGGCACTGGTCTACAATTGACGAAAGCGATGCGCTAAACATTGACGATATGCTCAATTTTATTCTTGAAAAATGTTTAAGAATAAAAACAAAGGATAATGCTGCCTGGTTATCATGGAGAGATATTTGTGATGTTGACCGCATGTATCTGATCTTTGCGATCCACGAGCAAACTTTTCCAAATAAAGAAAATATCTTGTGGACTCGTTTTGAGTGCAATGAGACGTGTTCAACTGACAGTAAATTCTCAACTGAGGTTAGAACTACGAGCTCGCTATTACAAAATTACGAGCTTGATGGAGAGTTAAGGCCATATTTTAGAGCTGACTATAAGTGCTTTGAAGTCGTGTCTGAAAAGTTGAATGAAACCTTTTACTTATATGCACCGACTCTTGGTGTAATTGAAAGAATTAAGGCAAAGATTACAGCCGACCGCAAAAAGGGTAAAACTGTTGATAAAGCATTTATTAAAGCCTTGCCATACCTCATCCAAGATTGGAGCTCATTTGACGATGCCGAATACACTAAGCTCAAATCAGATTCACTGTCTTGGCACATCAATAAATTTTCATTCATTGATCGATTTGCAAATCTCTTCCAAGAAGGCAAATCGCTAAGCGTTACGATGGCTTGCCCAAAGTGCGGTTCCAAAATGACGTCTCCACTTTTTTTGGGATCAAGCTTCACTATTAAAAGTCTTTTCCTTATTTCAGGTAGACTTGATGAACTTGTTTGAGGCAAACAGGGTATTATCAGTGAAGCTTAATCAACCGCTTGAAAGCCTCTATCGATTACCGTTTTACGAATATTCAATCTACAAAAAGATCATTGTTAAGGAGATTGAATCAGCTGGCGATGGCTCGACTAGTACAATTTCACAAGAGTCCTTTGAAATAGAAAGGGCTCGCCCGAAATTTCCGGCAGCAGATTCATAATTCGGATAAATAATCTTAGTAAATAATTCATTCTTAAATGCCAGACTTAAAACGCGGATCAACCGGCTCATCAGTTAAACGACTACAGCAGTATTTGGGAGTAGATCCAGCGACTGGTACGTTTGGGCCAGTTACCGAAGATGCGCTGAAAGCCTGGCAAACAAAGAATGGTCAAGCTGAAACTGGCATTGCAACTCCACAGATTGTATCAACTCTTGCTCTAGAATTTGCACAAAAGGTTAGCGTGGCAACAGTTGAGGCTACGGCCGAAGAATTAGGTATTAATTCTACTGCGCCGATTGAAGACTATACTGCGAATTTTAATGCACTCGCAAATAATCAGTTTCAACAATTATCTCAGCCATTTAGACTTGAGAGTGGAGAGATTTATGATAATGCATTAGCTGCTCAGTCAAATGAAGGTTCCTTTGAATCTGGAATGTATACGTTCGATTCTCTGCTTGCTAATCTAGCAGCTAGACCTCAAACTGAAGCTTCACAAACTGTATCTACTGTGCAGTCGACAACGACAAATATCAATAATGCACAGACTACTCTAAATACTGCAAACAATACAACCAATAATTTAAATCAGGCGGTTGACCGATCTAGAGTTGAAACTTCAAAAATGATCGAACAGACTAGCATGAATCAAAATAACTCGATCCAAAAAGTCGATAATTTTAATTCGCTATTAACTGGGCCAGAGATACAAAATATTCAAAATAAAACTGAGCAAGCTCAGAATTTAACTACTACTTTAACTGGAACAAACACAGTTAATCAAACTCAAACCAATCAAGCGACAACTAACACAAACGAAGCGGCTAGAGTTGAAAACACCCAGTTAATTACAAAGACTGAAGCGTCACAGATCATAAATCCACCGAATCCAATAGTCGGAGCAGTTGAAACGATGGGAACTGGTGTTAAAAAGGAAATTCAGAATATGAGTACTGATTTAAGTACAAATATTTCGAATATGAAAACTGGCGATAATGTGTCAACTTCACAAGTAACGCAAGTCGATCAAAGCTCAATTTACAATACCGCTGGCGAAAAAGGCAGCCCTGCTCAAGTTGAGCTAGCTAAAGGCAAAGCTGAAGAGCCTAGTAGCGAACTAAACCTAAATGAAGTGTATTTGTCAGCAATCTATGAAACCTTGGTTGCTGGAATTAAAGTTAAAATATCATCATGATAGAAAAGTATCTACCACAAGTAAAGGAAATTATTTCCGAATATCATTTAATCAGCAACGAGCTGGACGGAATAAAGGCTAGAATTGAAACTCTTGAGATCCTGCGCAATAATTCAATGCTGAAGATCGAACAGAATAGAGAAAAGGAAAGGCGTCTAATAGATAAAATAGAGAAGGAAATTGGCGAGCCAGTTGACTTCAGAAAAATACTGGAACTAATACAAAATGAAAATCATTGAGCTCCTTACTGCCAATCTCAAGTGGGTGATCATTGCGGTACTTGGAATCTTTATCTTAATGGCTCTAAAACAGTGTTCAGATAAAGATACTTTAAAGCAACAACTTGCGATTCTTGCACAAAAGGAAAAGACTGCACAAAACAACCTAAAGGTTTTACAGGACACCATGGAATACTGGCAAGACGAAGCTGGTAATTTCAAGTCTGAAATCAGCATCTTGACTGGCGACAAAGAAACAATTGAAGAAAGCTTATCAAAGTACAAGGATAAGTATGAAGATGTACTTGGCGACAGAGCAAAGGGTCAAGAAATGATTGCTTATCTAGAAAATCAAATTAAATTTAAGGATCAAGTTATTTCAGGATTAGGAGCTCCAGGTAGTATCGCTTCACTATCTTCGGACTCATCAATTTCAATCAATATTGACAAGCAATTTGGTGATGGTAATTATTACAAAATACTGGGTGAAGTTACGACCAAATTAAGAGATAATAAAATAGAAGACGGTAAAGTTGAAATTAATCCAGAGTTTGGGTTAAGTTTAGCTCTTGCAATGTCTAAAGACAAAGAGGGAATTTTCCATATTACATCAAGCACTAAATTTCCAGCACAAGTTCAAATGTCAGGAATCAACATGATAGAGAGACAATTGAATCAAAAATACAGCAGTTATTTAGGCTTGGGAATCCATGCAGGTTACGGACTATCAATGCAACAGCAGCCGACGTTCTTTCCATATATCGGAGTCGGTCTTAGTTACACACCATCATGGTTAACACTTAAATTAGGCAAAAAGTACAAATGATTTCAACGTACGTTACATTATCTGATTATTGTGTGCTAGAATTTATGGCACATCCACTTGGCGATCCGTCGCCAGAGTTGGTTACTTCGACTTTTTATAAGTTGAGTAATACCACTATGGACCTAATTCAGATCTATAACGACGATGGAGATTTTGCAACGACTCGCAACGTTAAGGATATTACGGTTGCGCCAATCGGGGGCTCAAGACTAGCTTTACTAGATAGCGATATTGCCCCAGAATATCAAGACTATGATCCAGCCCTGTCACAATCACCAATTGATCCAACTTACTCTGCGAATTTAGTATTTGATACCGTTAGATTTCACTTTGCTGCCGGCTTTAATTTTAGCGAAGTCGGTTCGTTAATCGTTGGTGTAAAACATAAGCTAAATGATCTTAGAAACTTTATCTTTGCAAATATCGTACTTGATGATATTACAGCCGAGGCAATCCTATCATTTAATGTGCGACCGCTTTATCTAGGTGATGCAATTTATGATAAGTATATTGACATTAAGATCCCATCGATAAAATACCTGGATGATAACTTTGATCAATTTGGACCTAACTCGTTTGAGTACTTGGCAACTGATGGCATTGGCTTTATTAAAAATGCACCAGTTACAGTCTTTATTCAGGAAGCAAATACTCAATCTCTTTACGGAACAAACAATATTGAATACACAGGTTACTTAGTTACTGAAAATTTTGAAACTGCGATTGCTCAAACTAATGAGTTTGATAATCTTGGTGCAGTAATTCAAGAGGCACCAGACGGAGACTATATTGAATATTATGCAACTTGGAATGGAGCATTTCCAGAAGACTTAATTTCAATCTTAAATCGTCGAGGCAGCAATCAGAACTGGATTCTAATTCACCAATTACAAGTGTATGAACAAGTCGGCACAGCGTATTTGCCAGCCGGAAATATCGTAATTTATCAAGAAGATAATTTTGGAGAACCTCTTGCTTATCGACCTATCTTAAAGAACGCAAGCGTTGCAGTTTCAATGACGATTGATTACACTCTTAGATTATTCAATAAGGGCACTAGTGAGAATATAATTAGAACTGGGTCAATGACTCTGTTTAATCCAAACAAATACGGCAAGTCTTTAGCTAAAATTGAATTAGTTGGCGGTCCTCAATCGAATATCGTCTATAATAAAATTCAACAGACAACATTTGATGCGTCTGGAGCATTTAATGTAGTATTAGGCAATTCGAATTCTCAAATTCAAATCAAAGAGACAAAGGTTGCGGCACCAGTATTCTTCCACAAGTCTAATGTGATGATGAGCTCAAGAAATGCTCTAATTACCTCAACTGAACTCGGTAATGAAGTTGTATATGGTCAAGGCAAAATGATTTTACCAATTGACCCGACTGATAATTTTATCAGATTTAATATCTACAAACAGATTGCAACATCAACTAGCCCAACTCCACTTTCTTTAAATCTAAATTCATCGTTTAAATTAACGTTTGGTAAAAACTCATCTGCTGAATTTACTAATATGAAAGATGCAGCCTATGAAAATTTACAGTATGGACAGATTGCGTTTAAAATTAATAAAGCGGAAGCTCTAAAGATCTTAGACTCAAAAGACGATCTATTCATAATTACTGTAATTTCAGAAGACGGTACTGAATCTATGCTGTACACTGGCAAATGGAGAGCCTCGACTGACTATCAAACAATTATACAAAACGAATTGGCCGAGGCCGCTGCGATGCTTGAAGCTTCACAGAGCGCCGAATTAATAAAATCATTAACTGATAAAGTTAGTTCTCTCGAATCGGAAGTTGATAAGTGGAAAAAAGCAGCAGCAGCTAGATCAATTAAGATCGGTACTCAAATCGTTGAGCCAGCTGCTACTATTAATGCAATTAGCTCAATTCCAGTAAGAAGCGCTGCAACCACATCTGCTTCCACTAATTTAGCAAATCAGACTGCGCAGAATTCAACAGGATCCTCAACTAATACACCAAGATCAGCTATCATAAAAAATCAGTTATCTAGCGAATTTGGTGAATTTGGTGGAAACTCATCTAACCCAGGACAGGTTATGTTTTAAGATGTATGCAGGTTTGCGTATAAATAAACATAGTCAACTGACAGATAAATAACAAAAAAAAGAAGGACTATTAATGAACGGCCTTATCCAAGAACTAGTAAACGAGCTAAACTCTAATGTGAGTGTAAAGGATGCAATTACCACTAAAATGGTAGTTGAATCAATTAACAACTCTATTCTATTGGGAGTATCTCCAGCGGAGGTATTCGAAAATGCTCTAAATACATTAACTCAGCTTTCTGAATCAACTGCTAACGAATCTCTAAAAGAAGTCGTTGCTAAATTCAAGAGCTTAGCTAATACGCCTGCTAAAAAATTAAAGGACATGTCTGGATCAGCTGACCTTGCAACAAAGGTTAAAGCCTTGCAAGAAAGTGCTCTAGCGACTGACCCAGTATTCAGACACACTCTAGCTATTTTAGAGAGCGGTCTAAATACTCAGCCAGAATTCAGAATGATTTCTCACTTTATTTCAGGTCTATCTAAATACGCATATGATCCAGCAGTTTCTGAAGCATTAGCTGATGTATCTTCTCATCTCGAACAAAACCGTTCTAAGTTTGAGATTATGAATGCTGTTCACGAAATGCGTCAAGCTAGTCCAGTAATTTACAAAGAAGCTTGTTCAATCTTGGAAGAGTGCCTATTGGAAGGAACGATTACGTCTGATTCATTAAAGATGAAGCTTCGTGGTAAGGTAAACATGCCAATCGTTAACCGTCTAGTTAATACTCTAAGCATGGTTGAAGCACGTTCAGCTGGCACATTCAACATCGGTATCGGTAATGGAGACGCTCAAGTTAATTCAGTAGTTCTACCGTATTTAGCAATTTCTGAGAATGAAGTGGTAACAGTAGTTGATAATAGCTTTGTTAAACTATCAACTGAAGAAGCACCAGTTCAAATCGAATCAGAAAAAGTTGAAGCTGAGTATCCAGAATTCTTTGAAATGTATGAAGCTCTCAATGCTCTAGGCTTCTCTCACACAGGTAATAACTATACTGCCAAATTAAAGACAATGACTGTCGGATTTGAGCTACACGAAAATAGTTTACAGTTTACAGTAAACGGTAAATCGATTGAAGATGCAGCTTCTGCAAATGTATCCGAAATCTTTGTAATGGAATCAGTTGAAACTCGCACAAATATCGCTAAAGTCCTATCTAACCTTGAAAACATTGCACACTTAGATTTTGCAAAAAGATTAATCAATGAAAGACTTGGAAACGACGCATACGTATTCACAGTAAACGAATCACTATTCGTATTTGAGAAACTTGGTCAAACTAGAACAATCAAAAAGATGGAAGGTACAACATTTCATAATTATGTAATGGAAAACTTCCAGTATGATGTGACTGAATTATACTCAATCCAACTTGAAGAAAGCGCAGAATTTAATAAGAACGTTGATTCAGAAAAAGCTAGAATCGAAAAGAACATTGAAAAACTTGAAAGTTCTATCAAATCAATTGATGAGGCTTTAGCAACTGCATCAGTTAACGAAGACTATTCTGACAAACTTGGAGAATTGAAACTAGCTCTAGAAAAGAATGTAAATTCGTTAAAGAGCCAGTATATCACGCTTGATCAGTCTAAAAAAAAGGCCTAACTGAATCCGAAGAGCTTCTGATCACAACTGGTAAGAAATTTAATGTTGGAACCAGAGTAATTTTAAAGGACGGTAAGCTTGGAAAGATTACAGCAGTTAACCTAGACACATATTTAATATTATTTGACGACGGTACTTCTTCTGAGGTACCGTTTTCTTTTGTTAAAAAGTCGGCAGCCGATTTACAGTTTCAACCGAAATTGCAGCATGTTACATTAAAAGATTCTAGTCCAATTTTAAACCAGAAAGACAAATAAGTAGTATAATAGCAATAAACTATATTACTTAGATTATGTCAAATGTCCTGTCTTCATATGATGAAGCCCTAGCTTCTGGAGAATTACGAACTTTTAAGAAGAAAACCAAATATCATGAATATGAATTCGTAGTTCGCTCCGAAGACGAGATCAAATTCAATGTTTCTCAAAATATCTCGATTAAGCCAACCGGTGGCGAGTATTTTAAACCGCTATTTACTCCGCATTTTGCAGCAGATGGTAACATCCTAACCTTGGACGATCTTAATCAAGAGGACGTTTGGTTAGATGCCGGTGGTCACATTGGAATCTTTGCAACTAGATTACTGACTCAGTTTCCAAAAGTAAAAAAAGTATATAGTTACGAACCTTTTAGAAATAATGTTGATTTTGCTCAGCGTAATATTGAGTTGAATGGAGTAGCTGATCGTTGCGAAATAATCGAAAAAGCACTAGTACATGACGATCAGGAATCAGTTGATTTCTTTTTATCACAGGACTCAGGCAAACACTCTGTCCATCCAATCAAAGGTCGAGCAACAACGTCTGTACCTGCAATCAATATTAATGATGCGTTACGTGGAGTAACTGCAATCAAGATGGATATCGAAGGCATGGAGTATGATATGGTCAAAGCAATCACAGATTGGTCCAACATCAGATTAGCAATAATCGAATATCATTTTCACTATTCATGGTTAACGGGTAAGGATCGCGAAAGCAAATTTGCCGAAATGATGGAAATCTTTCACGCAAATTTTGATAAAGTATTTGTAAATAAGAATGCTGCTTCAGGCAAGCATTTTATTACGCACTTTGCCGGCTTTAAAAACATTTAACTCCATGAAGAAGATCCTATATGCATACTTTGGTAAACTTGGACTATTTGACGAAGATATTCCAGGCCATTCTTTTTATCAAATTGGGCTATTGGATGCAATTCGTGATATTGAAGGAGATTGTAAAATAGATTTCTATTCGTATCTACCTACAGCTAATACAACTCTAGTCTTTCCGGACGATGACTTAGGTAGATTAAATATCTCATACTTTAAAGAGCTAGTCGAAGACTATGATATTCCTTTTCATGAAGTCACGAATCGAATTATTTCAAAAGAGTATGACGTAATCTATTTAAAGGCAAGATTTAGGAATTTATCAACGTTAGCAAAAGGCCTATTTGATGCACAGGAATTTGAAGATCTTATTCGAATTGCAGCTTCAATTGGAGTACCAGTTTACATATTAGATACTGATCTATCTCTACCTGCTTCTTTTATGGAATCAACTCGATATCCATTTACAATAAAGGTTCCATCAATAGATATGCCAGGAATCGGTAAACGTTTTGCTGAAGATTGTTTATCAATAAACACCGAAAGAATTCGTAAGAGACCCAAATTACCAACTGTCCTATACTATGGCAATTTGGATTTTAAGAATTACAAAGTCGGCCACTCAAAAAATCCAATTATCGTTGAGCTATTGAATATGCTGGACGAGTATTCACTATTCGATGGCAGTCAATTTATGGTAACTCATGCCGGCAAGCCAGTATCTGAGGTTAAAGTCTACAAGCAGATTCCAAGGACTAATCGTCTCAGTATTTGGCATAGTTTTGCTGAAGCTGCTGCGAGTATCAATATTAGTAAAGATCTGTATATTGAACGTGGCTTTTTACCGGCAAGAACCTATGAAGCTGCAATGTTTGGCACAGTAACTGTGTCATATTTAGATAAAAATCTGCACCCAGCTATGAGCTTTACGAGTGTAGAACAAGCAATTCAGCAACTTGTGTATTTGACTGAAGTATCAGTTGATGACTATCTATCACTATATTCGCATCAGGTTAATCAACTTATCAATAAAGGCAGATCTCATGAATAAATAACCAAAAAGGTTTTTATCCATGAAATATGTGCTAACTGCACAAGATTACCAATACTGGAATAGCAACGAGTCTCTACAATTAAGAAACTTAGTCGAATCTATTCCAACCAAGTTTTGGGAATCTTTAGATTCAATACAATTAACTTTCCAAGAAGCAACTTCTGAGACTCAAAGCTATCAACAGGTTCTATTAGAATCATTTGATGAAATTGAAGAAATTAATGATTCTCAACGTGCCCTATTTTTTGCAGGCATTGTTGAGGCCGGCCTAATTTCAGCCGAATCATACAAAAACGCAGTAAACGAAGCCTTCGCTGTATACGAAGGATTATGGGACACAGTTAAGAGTTTCCTATCTGCAATAACCGAAGGCGGATCAGCAATCGGGATTTTACACCTAATTTTAGATATTATAGGTTTAGTACCGGGTAGCTGGGTTGGTTTCCCAATCGACGTTGTCGCAAATATTCTAAACGCTCTAATCTATGGAGCTAGAGGAATGTGGTTTCTTGCAATCATATCTGCGATTGCAGCGATTCCAGCAAACTACGTATTTAAAGGACTTAAATTAAGTCTTACTCCGTTTGCAAAAATTCTAGATAAACTAGGTATTGCAATCTTTAAAGCAGACACAGCCGCCGTTAAAATCGCATCAGCTGAATTAAAAGCAGCAGCCGGTGTAGACAAAGCAGCTTCGCTATCTGGCGCTTTACAGGGATTTATTGGTTTTATAAAGGGTTCGCTGGTTACGATTCTAAAAGCAGTCGGCGCGCTATTGGGCAAAGTAGTTAGTATTGCAACATTTGGCATGGTAAAAGGCGAGAGAATTGTTAAATTCATTGAAGCTAATATCGAAGTGCCATTAATGAAAGCAGTTAAAGGTTCTGAAGAAGCAGTTATCGCTCTAAAAGAGGGAGATGCAGCACTAGCAACTGCTACTAGAACTGACGTGGCGGCAGCTGCTCGAGGTTTAGCAGCAGACGAAGTTGATTTATTGGTTAGCAAATTTAAGAAATTAGGAGTAGGCGATGGTGATCTAGTCGCAAAGGCAACAAATAGCCGAGCATTTAAAGAAATGGTCGAGGCTGGAGCACCAAAAGCTGCACAAGAAGCCTACGTAAACGCAGCAGTTGCTCGTATGGCATTTGACGATGCGATTAAGGCAACTGATAAAATCTTAGCAAATCCACAAGCCACTAGAATTCTACAGAGAGCTGGTTGGCGAGCAGATTCCAATCTAGTTAAGAAAGCAATTAATGCCGGAGACGATGCTTCACTTGAGATAATCTTTAAAGAAATGACTGAAAATCCAGCAATTCTAAAGACATTAACTGAAGGCGAAGCTAATGTATTACGAGTATATTCAAAATACCCAAAGGACTTTATTAAGCATGGTAGACATTTTGACGATTATCTGACAACTTTGACAAAAATCGGTACGAGATTTGCATATCGCGAAAGAATAGGCAGACGCTTGCTTATATTCTTCTTAAAACAGACAGCTAAAGCCATCATGCAACATGAATGTTACAAAGAGTGGACTAAAGCAATCTCTGACGTAAATTCGGCTGATGAGTTAAAGACGCTTGCTGCGACTAAAGTCATCAATGAAGCGATTGACAAACGTAGAGATGAAGTTAGAGCACAAATTTGTAAAGAATACGGCATCAAGCAGGAAGACCTAAATGAATCAGGTAAAGCTGAATTAGAAGCATTGGTTGATTCTGCGCTAGGTAAAGCCGATCAAGCTAAATCAGATTGCGGTCTTGGTTCAGAGGCAACAAATGCAGTAACTGGTGCAAATATGTACAATCCAGGTCTATATGGCGACGATAACATGTTTGGAGAAAAGGATTTAACTGAAGAAGATTATGACAAGTTGATGCAAACGCAGAAAACAATGTTAAAATCGTTAGGCATGGATCCAGATATCGATCCCCAACATGATATGACAAATGCTGATCCAATCGTTAAACTCTATTTCTCAGACGTTTATGATCCTAAAGGAAAAGTTCTTAATATCAACGTCAAGGATGAATCTAGACTTGAAAAAACAGGTAGCTACTTATTGGAAAGAGGCCAAATTCGTTCGGCTGAAGAGCTTAATGATTATATGGAAAAGATTAAAAAGAGCTGGGATTCTGGCGAAGAGCTACCTGAAGTAACTAAAGCACTTAGTGCCGCCGAAGATTCAACTAAGATTAATGAATCTGGAGATATAAATAAACAAAGTCAGTTCATGACATTTGAACAATTCAAAAACGCTAAAAAGTGAAATGAAAGTATTTAAATCATTCGATGAGTTTATTAACGAATCAATCGTAAACGAGGAAGTTGCTGATAAGTTTAAACTTAAAGTCGATACTCCAAATGCAAACGCTGGAGAAATCGCTGTCTTTAAGGTCGTATTACGAGAGCTCGATCCACAGGCCAGCATGCCTCAATTAGTTGCAAACTCTGCAATGGCAAAGCCAGAATTTAAGAAATTCGCAGACGACGCAACATTAATTGCGTTTATGATGATTAACAAGGAGAGAGATCCTGGATTTTTAACACCACGAGACCTACTTAAAGGTTCAATTATCTTTAAGAAAGCAGACGGTTATGACAAAACTAAAGCTCAGCCTATCGCAAAAGTTGGCGATTTCGCTATTTACGATGCAAATTCTGCAGAGTTGATGAAAGCTGGAGACAAGCAAACTGCTGAAGAAATCAAAAAGGATATCGAGGAAATTAAAAAGGATCCAGTCCTAGTTCCAAAACCTGAAGAGAAAAAACCAGGCAACCCAGAATACGTTGATGTTGAAAACATTGAAGCGGATGCTGACGTAATCGCGTTCTTAAAATCAAAGTTACTTAATGGCGAAGCTGTTAAGTTTAGCAAGTCTAGCACAAAGATCGTTGAGATAAAAGCAACTCAGACTTTGGTTACTAAGTTCAAAAGAGCTGATAAAAAGACCGAATGTGGAGCTTCAGTTAAAGTAAGAAATTCAGGAGTTGACGGCATTTACGGTAATGGTACAGCAGACGGTCTTGGTTTATTGACTAAGAGCGGTGCTTCACAAAACAGCATCACAGCAGATCTAATTGTTGATATTGCAAAATGGTGTAAATTAAATGGCCTAGATAAAGCAGCAGTTAAGAAGATCTTTGACGAAACTAAGCTAGACGATAACAAACCTACTCCAGCGCCAGCAGGAGAAGTTAAATACTACTTTGTAAATAAGGGCTGGACATACACACCGGAGACAGATCCATACAAATAAAAACTAACAAAATTTGATTCCTAATGAAAAAATTAGATCTTTCAAAATACGCATTGATGCTTGAGAATAATGCATTCGTCGTTGAAGCGACTCCATCCGCTGCTACAAAAGCGGCT